ACCCTTGATGGTTGTTGTAATCAAATTTTCATATTCTAATTCTTCGTGCATAATATCCGATACCTGTTGACCCGTATCGTTGGTTTCCACCAAAATATAAGCATTGTTATATTTTTGAGCAACGGTTGTAATCATATTTGGTAGTAGCATCACAGGCATCGTATTGTTTCTGAATTTAGCCACCACAGTATACGGCATTTTGGTTACATCCAAAACTATAAAAGCATGGTAGTCTAAACCAACTGCTCTACAGGTGTCTACAGTTATAGTGTATGTGTGTTCTTTTTCAGGCTCTTTGTATACTGTCAATCCATCTCTTGTTGTTAATTTTGGATCTTCATAAACCAAAGATGACAGTTTGCTAGGAGTTACAAGGGTATCCTCTGATCCCAAGAATTCACATTCATACTCGGCTAGCCACAGACGCTCAGATCCCAAAGCCTTCTTTGTGGTTTCTTTCCATTTTTCGTCTCTACCTGGAACCTCCCACCATTTAACTTCCACGGCTTTATAAGGATTTCTGCCTGCTAACGCATCCTTCCAAATCTTGTAATACATGTTCATACCCTTGGGAGTAGACACAATTACAATTTTAGAAGTTTTACCTGATGAAATAGTTGGATATACCGATGCAAAGAATTCGTCGGCTATGTTATTGGGAACGAATGCAAATTCGTCCAACATGATGTAGTTGAACGAGTCACCACGAACAGCGGTTGCTGAAGTGGATGATGCAATAATCTTGGAACCGTTTTCAAACTTGATTGAAGTTTTGTTCCACTCCACCACGCCTTGTTTCATCCACATAGGCAGGCGTTCATATGCTAGTTTGATACGATCTAGAATTTCTGTTGCAGTCTTCTGTTTGTTGGCTAGAACGGCTACCTTATAGTCGGGAGTAAACTGAGTCATGTGTAGAATATCGCCTGTTACACATGAAGTCTTTCCTGTTTGACGAGGAAATTTACAGATGGTGAAGCGATTTTCACGAACTTCTTTAATAAATCGTTTCTGAAAATCGTAAAGATCAAATAGGATTGGGCCTTTGTCTAGAGAACGAATGTAAAAATAATTAGTGAGAAAGTAACCCAAGTCTTCAGAGGATTTAACATACTCTTCCATCTGCTCGGGAGTATATTCAATCTTAACTCCAGGCCCTTTAAGCAGAGCGTTACCAAGATATGCAATACCTGTTTTAGGAGGCATCTATAATATCTCCTGGTGGCAATTCTTTGGTTGCTGTTTCTAAATCTTTTCGTGCGCGAAGGAACCGCGATAGTTCAGCAGTATTTCCCACAAAAATATTGTTGTTTGTCGTGGTAACACTACCTCCCGTTTTAACAGGATCATCACGCTTAATATCCTTGAGTTGTTTGTGTAGATGCATCAGTTTATTGTTGGCTTCAAGGGTTGCTTGAATTAATTGAGCAGCCACTTCATATGCTCTAGAACTTTGTGTTTCTTGAGCAACTTGAAGAACACCTTGAATGGCATCTTCCGACTGAATAATAACTCGCTTTAGATTATCACGAACTTCACGATAATCGCGGTCAGCATCGGCATTTCCTGTTAGAGAGGAAGATATTTTAACAGGTTCTGATACAACGATCTTGTCACCTTTGTCTGGTATTTTTTCTCCAAAAATAGCAGCATTCAAATTCATATCAACTTTTGATTCACCATTCATATAAACTCCTATCAATCATTTGGAGGAAATTCAGTAATAGACTCCTGTGCAGTTGGCCCATATGGAACATAATCTCCAGCGGTAACACCTTCGTTTGCATACACTCTGATAGTTGCAGCAGTAGCACCGGTTGTTTCATCTCCCACAATAATATTAATTCCACCAGTGCTTGTTCCTCCACTTGCTCCTCCTGGATTAATAGAAACTCCGCCAGTATCTGTAATAACTCCAAGTTCTTTGATTGGGCCATACAGATAAAATTTGGAAGTAAATGAGAGATTAGCATAAGTTAATTTTCTAAGATCGTAGCCACCATAAGATCCATCATCTCCCTCACCTAAAACACAATTCTTGAAAACTATTGGTACATTTACATTAGTATCAAGTTCATTCATTCTAAGAGAAACTGTATACTCTGGTTGAAAGTACGGCAATATTTGCTCTATTATTTGTAAGGCATCTTCTGTGTTCTTGGTCATAATGCCAAGATTTATATCCATGTTATATGGAACTCGTTCGTAACGAGTTTTTAGAGTTGAAGTGTTTGCAGCATTAAAAAATACTGTTCTATTCATCGTGTTTAGTTTACGAGTTGAATCGTAATTCAAATTAGATAATTCAAAAGACAAACGAGGCAAGTAATTTTCTATTCTTACTTTTGTAGCATCAAAATCAGTTCCAATTCGTGCTAATCTACGAATGAATTTTTGTTGTGGGCCATAAGATATAGGAACCTTTATGCGTTCAACTTCGCTGCCCGCATCATCATAACGAGAAATATAAATGTCGTTGAACAACGCGCCAAACGCCACAACAATTTTTCTTATTGTTTGATGATAAAAGTGTTCAAACATTTATTAAGGTTCTCCGAATGGATGTTTTTCGGTGAAGTTGAAGTATTGATTTGCTTCGTCTTGTATTTGTTTGTTGCTATCATCAACAAAATCACCAAATTTATCCTGTATTCCTGTTACAATACGATATGAAGGAATACTATTATTATTTGTAATTTTGTATTGCTTGTTTATACTCGTCTCTGACCACTTACCGACGATATCAGAAAGAACAATAGTGTTTGGATCATTTGGGTTGAAGGATACCACAGTTGCTTTTGCGGTTGCGCTTTCCACAGAACCCGTAATTGCTCCATTTCCGAATTGGTATACTGTATCGCCTTTTGTAAAATTTCCTGTTCCACCGGTTGCTCCTAAAGAGAGGGTAATATTATAACCGTTGATGTCCTCTACCACATCTATTTCTGGGACTCCGGTATTCATCTTCTCCTCGCTGTATTGGAACAATTCGCATGTTAATTGGAAAGACAACAGTTTGCCTAATTGATAAAATGGATTTTCATGTTCTACAAACTTGATTTCAAACAATCCTTTATTCAAGGGCAAATACAGTAAATCACCTTCCATCGGTCTTTCCATTCCAGTTTCGCGCTTGAAACGCTTTCGTGAAACTGTAAATTTCACACTGTCCCTAATTTCAAACCCAAATTTGGTGAAAGTATCCCCGCCTTCAAAGGCAGTTGTAGTATCCATATACATTTCAATCATTTTGAAAGATGAGAATCTAGAGTAGGGTGCTTCTCCAAAAAAATCATCCCTATGAATCATTTTTCGGGGAAGATAATATATCTCCATCCCGTGAATTTTAATAGCCTCAACCGTCAAATCTTCTATCAGATTTTGCTCAGGTAAGTTCTTAAATTTATTGAAATATGGATTTAAAGCCACAGATTAACCCATCATAAAGTCGGTTGGCAACTCGTACTTCGCTACTATTTCTTTTTCAATTTCATCTACTTCGGTTTTTGCTTCTGATACAATTTTATCACCGTTAAAGGTGATATCGCCTGGAAGTTTAATGCCACTATACTTACTTAAATTGATACCCCATTGCTTTTTAATAAGAGCAGTAAGATACTTTTTCAACATGCGATCCTCGTATACTTCCGTATAGATTCTTGGATCAAGAATACGATACGCTTCAACAATAAAGTATTGACCAGGATTTACAAACTTCCAATCCATGTTTACATACAGTTTGTTGGTTACACGGCTAAAATTCACCATTTTCTCTGGCGACAGATACTGACGCAAAAGAGATAGGTACTGTTGTGTTAGATCGTATTGAACTAAGTCAATGGTTCCAAAGGTATACAAATCATTTAAAGCGTACTGATAGCGAACATCAAACATGCCTACAGACTGTGCTGTAATGTGAAATATCTTTGTTACACTTGTGATAAGGTCTTCTAGAAGAATATCAGCAGCGGTTGGATCTTCGTTGTTTGTGAAGTCTCTATCTGCTAATTGAAATCCTGGATTGTCGGCTTTAATTGAAATGTAACGATTGGCAATATCTTGAGGTTGAATTTGATACTTTAAATATACTTGTTCAACACCATCAAAATGATACTCGGAAAAGAAACGAATAGCATCATCAACGCGATCTTGAATTTGATCGTCGTCAACATTAACTTCAATTACTGGCGAACCTAAGGCTCGTAAGCAATAATCAACTAATTTCTGTCTCGTTCTGACTGAGGGCATTTGTGTTCTCCGAAGGATATTTATCCCTTATTTGTTTTCTTAATTTTTGAAGTTCACTAACACCAGAATCGGTTTTTGTCTTTTTCTCTATGAGATTTTCCCACATAGCCACAACCAGTTCTTCTATAGAAGGATATTCTAGTTTTCTTTTATCCGAATAACTTAAAATTTTCTTTTGAGTTAGTGCTGTTTTTATATCCTCAGAGATTTCTGCTTCTTCAGAATTAATGGATGTTTCTATAGAAAATGATAGTTTATTTAAATCATTTATTCGTTTACAGTATCTTTCACCATCTTGCCAAACACCAAATATTTTATACTGAGTCTCTTTGGTTTTAACCATTCTGTATGGTGTAGAACCATCATTTTCGTATTTTAAATATAGTGTGCCAATTGGTTCCGAGTAATTCGGTTCTAGCATCATAAAAGCAGATGCTCGGATTAATTTTCCGTCAATCAAAAAATCACCAGAATGTAGTCGTTCAAATTTCATTATAATGATTGTGTTATTGGTAGAGTTGCATCTAATGTAGACTCAGTTCCTTGAAGATTACCAGGGAGGTTGTAAGATTTTCTTCCTTTTCCAAGGTTCATTACATAAGATACTATACTTGATGATGATGGTACAGAAAGACCAACTTTCCCATTACCAACCTTAAAATACAAGTCTCCTGATGAATTTGAACTTACATTCAAGAATGGTTGTACAGAACTGTTTCCTGATGCCCCACCCGAACCTCCAATAGCAATTGAAGAAAGTCCTATTCCACCAGTTAATCCTATAGAACGAATATCACCTTCAACAACCAATTTAGAAGTTCCTGCATAGTAGAAGCCCGCTTGATATCCACTTGATAACAGTTGAGCATAACTATCACGAATTAATATCTCTCCAGTATTTACAAATCCTATAGTTGCATTGTTAGAAATGTTTGTAAATTTATTGCTGGTTGGATTTGCTTCAATTTCTACAGTTCCAAAAGACTTGGCAACAATAGCAAAATTATTAGAACTCATAATAGGTGCTTCAAGAATTACAGAACCACTTCTATCCGATTGAATTGCAGTTCCTTTGCATCTTGAGAACAGATTGTTTCTAGATTCAATAGAACCATTTCTTGTAGCGTATAGAGCACTTCCGTATTCGGGCCAACCGTAAAACGCCATATTGTCGCCGATTCGCACAAGACCCGATCCTGTGCTTACTACTGCTTTGGCTGCTTGTGATGAAGCAGTTGTTCCTTCAAAAGATATTACGAAAGGATCGCCCTGTGAGGAAAGACCCAAAGACAATTCACCCGAATTTACTAGATATCCGCTACAATCCGTGAAATTTACAGATACTGTATAAATGTCAACTTGTCGTAGATCATTAGAAGCACCACCAGTAATGTAACCGCTGAATACATCTGATCCACTAATACCAAACGGAACATCTGTGTATGCTCTAGCAATACCTGAACTTATAGAATCTATTTTGTAAATTCCGGCTAGAGATTGTGGGCCTGTTGCAGATGCTGTTAAAGTTAAAGCAAAATATTCAGGTCTAATGCCTATGTAATTGCCAGCAGCAACATTTAAAGTATCCATAAACACATCAACAACTAATCTATTTCTGCCAGTGCTACCGTAGGCTGTAGCCAAAAGACCCGCAGATAGTCCTGTAGGAATCTTACTAAAGAATGAATCTGAAGAAGCATACACATTCACCTTACAACCACTAACAATATTTGTTTTGGTGTTGGAGAATACAGAATTTTCAGAATCTTTAGTTAGAACAATATTTGTTTCTTTTGGTGGAGTGTGATAATTTGAACTATCGGAGTCTCTAACCGTATCACACAAAGAAATGTATCCGCTAGATCCCTTACAATTTCCACCACATGGTTGAGATGTTGCTGATATAGCAGAATTAAAATATCTCTTCAATGCGGGTATTTGCCATAAAGCATCAGTTTCTTCTGCGTATTTTGTACTTCCCCAATTTCCATCAAGATCACTTATAAATCTAGAGTATAGAGTTGGAGCATAAGGCGATGTTGAGAAATTGTGAGGTCCTACTGATCCTAAATCGGGTTCAGCATCTCCAGCAGGAGAAACATAAACGGTAGGGAATGTGCTTTGATAATATCCAGAAGTGCAACCGCAATTTCCAGTTGCTCCCCTACTTCCAGTTACACCTGCAACACCTTGAGAACCTGTTGCGCCAGTTGCCCCTCGTCCACCAACAGAACCTTCGTTTGCACTAGGCAAAATGGTTACAGAGTATAGTTGACCTAGTACAGGATTGCCAATTGTGGCTAATGCATTTTGAATATTTAATCTATAGTGAGTGGTGTCAATTCCTAAGCCATTTGCATTAACAACAGTATATGAAGGAGCGAGTTCATAAATTCTCAAGAAAGAAGATGAATTTACTACAGGTCTTATTACAACAATACCGGCTCTTTGGGTATTGTTATTAGTCATAACTGTTGAGATGTAATTTCCGACATTAGCAGAAGAATGCTCTACCGCACTAAGTCTTAGATATCCTCCCGAAGAAGCATAATCAAAAGAAAAACATCCATCAGGAATTGAAGAAACATTAGTATAAGTATAGTTGATTACACCTAATCCTGCTCCTGTTACACCGATAGATCCTGTTGGGCCAGTTGATCCTTGAATGCCTTGTGCGCCTGTTGCTCCACGAGCACCCTTGGGGCCAACTTCAATTCCAGGCTGTCCTTCGTTTGTTTTGTAACGAATAATCCAGTTTGCCACTCCGAATGGAGGCATGTTTTCGTGATCGTCGCCTCCTCCGGTAGCACTACTAAATGCTGCTTGTGCTTGTGGGTATGAGGACAGATACGAAGAAACATTTCCGTTTGTTGCTCCGATTAGATACGAAGCAGAGCCAGAAACTCCAGTAGAGTTTAGTAGTTGAATTGCATGGGAGTGAGATGGTAGTTCGTTTTCCGTCAAGTAATGAGTTTCTTCGCCACCAACATCTCCTGGCGTTCTTGACGATAGGCTTAATGCAGTTCCTGCACCAACAACTGTTCTGCCACGAAGATCAGGTAAGAAGAATTTGCTTGATGTGTATCCGCTTGCCTCACCATTCAACAGAGACTTCAAAGTGATTTGTGTTCCTGTTGTTAGGTTATTGAATGATGTACTTCCAGTAATACTACTCAAATATTTAAAGGTTACATTATTCGTGGTTCCTGTTGCAGAATACACTTGAACCACAGTTTGGTTAGTGCCCCAAACCATTTTATACACTTCATTGTTTAGAATAGAGTGATTTTTAGATGATCCAGGTCCTTCTGTTGGAGCATCATAAACCGAAGAGTTGAAGTAAACACTTGCGGTTTGTCCTGTTGTGGAGGAATTAGCAAGTCCTTGAATAGAATATTTTTCTCCAACTATATCGTATAAAGCGTTATAATATGATCCTGATTTTTCTAGAGAGTCGCCTGCACACACCAACCATCCTTCTGGCAAATCTGATCCACCACCAACATATGGAACAATTGATCCAACAGGGGTAAATAAACTTACTAGAGGGGTTGTGGATAGCGGTAGAGAATTTATAACAATACCACTATAACCAGTATAGGGTATGAGTATTGGTTTAATTAAACTAGATGTTGATGATGTGGAATAACCAGCAGTTATTCCACCAGTTACAGCATCTGAAAGATAGTAAGTGTTTCCTGTTACTAAAGGAAACTTGGTATATGATGATGTTGCTCCAGCAGGAAATTCAACATTTCCCTGATAGACTACAACAACATCACTACCATTTACAGATTCTACAATACCAATAATATTGGATTTTAAAATAGACGAGGCTATTCCTGCTTCCAAATTACCTGAACTGTTGACAAAAACAGCAGTTCCTGGTTGTAAATTATGACCTGGTTGGGTAAAGGTATCCTTTAGCCCTACCTGACTTGCGGCTG